GGTGGCTCAGGCGTTGTTCGAATAACATTCATGTAAATGATAAATAGTTTTAGGAGCTGAATAACATGAGAAAAATTGAAAAAACATTTACTTACCCAATTTGGGACGAGTGGAGAAAAAATAGTTTTGAAAACGGAAGAACCGGCACCTTTACTTATAAAGGCCCTGAGTTTTTAACGTTTGAAATAGGCAATGACCCTGCAGATGCAGATAACTACGGTAAAGAATCTGGTTGGTGTCTATGGGAAAAAATGGATTTAGAACGTCCAGCAGGTCAAGACATTACAAGAGTAACAGTTGATTGTAAAGAAAACCCTTTACTTTGCGAAATCGGTAATGATGATGGTAAAGAAGAAGGTGTATTACTAAGACGTCAAAGAGAATGGAAAGTTCTTTGGGACGCTCCAGACGGTTATATGGATGTAGAGTACACAGATGAATTAGAACCGCGTGATGTATACGACGAACAAAATATCACATATGATTTTGAAACAGAAACATTTAATATTGGGATCCATGATTGGGAAGCTACAGGTGCAAAAATGGACCTAACATGGCAAGATCTTAGAGATGTTAGAGATTCGGCATTGCACGATACTGACGCTAAAGTTGGACAGACAGACGCTCCTGAAGCTATCCAACAGACTTGGAAAGATTATAGACAAAGACTAAGAGATTTACCAGCTTGGGCACAAGCGGCTGGATATGAGCCGTGGCAAGCAGTTATGATGTTTCCAACTGTACCAAAAGATATGCGTGATCCAGACACATCAGCAGATCCTGCAGATCCGTATAGAGAAGGTGCATTTGCAGTTGACGTAGAAGTTGCCGCTCAAAAGGTTGCAGGTAAAAAATAAATTTAGCATTATAAATTAATAAATTAAGGGCCATTAGGCCCTTTTTTTATGACTACCAGATCAGCGCCATGTAAAGTATCCTACCAATAAATATTTGTACTATACAGGAGAAAACATTGGAACGCAAAAAAGCATATTTTATCAACGGTGGAGCAGGCAGAACAGTTGCAAGTATTCCAGCGTTTGAAAAACTCTACGAAACAGATCAAGACTTTATTATTGTTTGTGAAGGCGGAATGGACTTTTATAAAGGACATCCACAACTACATGAATTAGCATATGATAATTGGCATAAAAACCTATTTAAAGATTACATTAAAGACAGAGATTGTTACTCTCCAGAACCTTATCGGATTTGGGAATATTATAATCAAAAGTGTAGTTTAGCACAAGCATTTGATATTGCAATTAATAACAAAGGTATAAGAGATTTACCTGACCCAACTATACATATGAACAAACATGAGCTTGTACAAGGGTATAAAGTTGTTGAAGAAATTAAAGCAGTTACAGGCAAAGACAAAGTAGTGGTGTTTCAACCATTTGGTCGTACAGCTGAAAACATGGGCGACTTTGTAATTGATGGTACTAGTAGAAGTTTTCATTTAAATGATGTTATACGCATTTGTAAAGACTTACGTGATGATTATGCTGTAATTATAATGAGCGAATTCCCTGTTGTAGTTGAAGAAAATACTAAAGTTCCTGTAGCAGTTCCACAAATTCCAGATGTAAGAGTTTGGTCAAGCGTTATTCAAATTGCAGATCATTTTATCGGTTGTGATAGTCTAGGACAACATATGGCAAAAGCACTAGGTACAACATGCACAAGTGTTATTGGCAGTACATATCCTATTAATATTTCTTATCCTAATTCTCCTGACTTTGATATTATTGACTTAGGAGAAGGTAAGCGTAAGTTTAGTCCTATTAGACTTACAATGGAAGATTCAATTGAACGATTTAACGATGAAGTTATGGAGTTAGATGATGAAAGTTTTAAAAAAATTATTACAAGTGCTCGCAAGCGTTTGGGGAAACCGAGAAGTTATACCGGAAACTACAAACCGCAACAAGAACAAGGCGAAGTTTGTCCAACCCATGGAGTAGTACATGCAGATGGTGCATCACACGGCAATAAACAACAAGCAAAAATCTTAGGTCATACTGGGCAGTAAAATGAGCGATCCTAACTTTACTTCACCTGATAGTTTTTTAAGTGGTATCACAACTGTAATGGATCCTACTGTAGAAAAAATACAAACACTTGATACATGGGTTGTAGATGATTTATTTTATCCGGGATATAAAAAGTTTTTAAATTTATTTGATACTTCTAGCGAACGACATGTCGACTATGGTAACGGTACTTTGTATTACAAAAAGGATATGTCTTACCCTACAGATATAGATCCCAAAGAAGAGTACTTAGCGTTTATTAAGTTTCAGTTACAAAATTTGCCTATCCGTGTTAAAGATTTTAAAAAAGCATGGGGTGTAAAATATCCACCAGGTGCATATAGCGGATTACATTCGCATCAACCTGGAAAACAACTAACTAGTGTGTTATTTTTAGACACTCCAAAGCCAAGTGTAGAATATCCTTTAGCAGGATGTTTAACTACGCTACAGCCAACAGACAGTGAAATTACTTACTTAACACATAAGCCTATTGAAGGCAAAATGGTAATCTTAGATGGTAAAGTATGGCACGGATCTTATCCTACACTAGAAGATAGACATGTATTTGTTGTAGACTTTGAATATGAAGGTGTAATATAGTGGATATAGAAACTTTAGATACTGCATATCAAGGCGACAAAGATTTTTTTTGGCTATGTTATAACGGACGTATACCTGACTATTGGATTAGCAAAGACAAGTATCAAGACTATAATAAATTTTTAGAACTATTTGATAATCCGCCTAAGTCGCATGTAGATTACGGTGGTGCAATTATACAATATAACGATGATGATTTTTCATATCCGTATAATGTAGACCAACAAGGAATATATTTAGAGTGGATTAAAAAATCTATAGAAAAGTTTCAATTTAAAAACGTAAAATTTAAGAAATGTTGGTGGCTAACATACCCTGAGAATACTTTCTCAGGATTGCATACACATGAAGATAGAGGACAACGCACAATGACATGTGTTATGTTCTTAAACACAATATCAGTAAGCACAGTAACACCATTAAATGGTAAATTAAAAGCAATTACTATGAATCCTGTAACAGGTGAACTAGTAAGTGATATGATAAAATGTATAGCAGGCGATGTAGTGGTTATGGATGGTAAAGTTTACCATGGTGTATATCCTACATTAGAAGAAAGAAAAGTATTTGTAGTTGACTTTACGTATGATGTAGAGGTCGACTAATGATAAGATTCAGTTCTTGTCAGCAATCACTGGGATTGCAAATACATATAGTATATAAAGAAACGTAAAAGGAAACAATATGACACAGTGGATTGGAGCAATCACAAGAGGACACAACGGCGGCGCCGTATTATTAAAAGATGGTGAAATTGTATTTTCAATCGAAGAAGAACGTCTAACTCGTAAAAAATATGACGGCGGACCACTTGCCTCAATGATTAAATTCCTTGATTATACAGATAAATTAGATTATCTTGTAGTAGCACATACACAACCATTAGCAGAGTCGAGCAGAATTGACTTTAGCGGTGGTGATATGTATACAGGACTAGCAAGAAAACTAGGATTAATTGATAGAAACGATAATGCTTACACAGCAGATGGCCAACACAATCATAGGCAAGTAATTGACCTAAGTCATATACATCATAAATTACATGCGGCATGTGCATTTTATCGTTCAGGATTTGAATCAGCAGTAAGTGTTATTGTTGATGGAGCAGGCACATTTATACCAATGAACATTAACATGGGTGTATTTAACGAAGAATATATGTCATGGGAATGTGAAAGTATCTTTAATTGTGCATATCCTGATAACTTTAAAACTTTATATAAGCACCAAGGAGGAAACGGACCTTTTCCGGGAACACGTATTCCATATATTCCATCAGACCGTGAAGGTGAAGAAGGATTTCACGAACTTGTACTAGATGATAGTGCAGGTATTGTTAAGGCATACGAAGCAGTAACACAATATTGTGGATTTCAACCTATTGAAGCAGGTAAAACTATGGGGCTTGCTCCATATGGTAAGAAAAATTTAAATATTCCTCCGATTTATACTGACGGCAATGGTGGTAAGTGGCGTACAAGTGATAGAAACATTGTTATTCCTACGTATCCAAATGCGGCATTAGTAAATGAAGCAAAATACGAGTATTTAGAAACATCACAAGATACGATTAATAGTAATACTGACCTAACTACACAAGAAAATCGTAGAGACTTAGCATATGCAGTACAAGAAGGATCACAACAAGAAGTATTAAACCTTATTTTTAAAGCAGTTGAAATGTCCGGTAATAAAAACGTAGTACTAAGTGGCGGCTATGCACTTAACTGTGTTGCAAACTACTGGTACCTCGATAAATTAAACAAAGAAGGCATTAAGTTATACGTTGAACCTGTTAGTAATGATGCAGGTACAGCAATGGGTGCGGCTATGTTAGTATATCATCAAACTACAAAAGATAAAACTATACGTCCTTACGCAGAAACAATCTACGAAGGTTTTGAGTATACATATACTAATGAGCAAATTGAAGACACTGCAAACAAGTATGGTGCTACAATTACTGACGCTAATAAAGAATTAGTTGTAGAATTAATTAGAAACAAAAATATTGTTACTATGTTTCAAGGTAAAAGCGAAAACGGACCACGTGCATTAGGTAACAGAAGTATATTGTTTGACCCAACGTTCGAAGACGGCAAGGATTACGTAAACAAAGTAAAGCGTAGAGAGTATTTTAGACCCTTCGCTGGAACAATTATGTTAGAGCATGCACATGAATGGTTTGACATGCGTGGATTAGAACAAACACCACATATGATGTATGCAATGGATTGTCAAGAAGGTATTGCAGAAAAGATCCCAAGCATTATTCATGTTGATGGCACTTGTAGAATTCAAACTGTAACCAAAGAACAGAATAAACACTACTATGAGCTTATCGAAGAGTTCTATAAACAAACAAGTGTTCCAATTATTTTTAATACTAGTTTTAATTTAGGTGGTGAACCACTAGTTGAAACTCTAGATGATGCTGTACGTACACTTTATAATAGTGAGATGGAGTATTGTTACCTACCTGAGTACGGCAAACTAATTGAAATGAAGAACTAATGCTGGTAAACTTATATTCAATTCCAGTATATAAGATAAAACTACCGGAGCATGAGCAAGTACAACAAGACTTTGCCGATATACTTGATAAAGAAGAGTATTTTAGTAAAGTACCTTCTTGGTACAGTCCTGTAGATACTACATATGGTAACCCTGATGCTTCAAACTTACCATTTAAAACATTTATTAGATCAGCAATTACTGGATTGAATGAGTATCTTGAAAACTTTAGTATAGACTTAACATTAGACTATAGGATTGAGTGTTGGCTTAACAAGTACAAGCCAGGATCGTATCAAGAAGTACATAACCATGTAGGAGTTGCACAAATTAGTTGTGCTTATATGATGCACACACCAAAAGACAGTGGTAACTTTGTATTCTATAACAAAGCCTACGACTTTTTCCATCAATCAGGCCTTCCTGCATTGTCGACACAACCATTTAGATACAATAACAGAGTAACCCCTCCGTTAGAAGAAGGTGATATTGTATTTTTTCCTAGTAACCTAGAACATTACGTATCTAACAATACTAGCGACCAAGTACGGTCAACAATTAGTGCTAACTTTGTACTATCGGAGAAACAAGATGATTAAAAACACAATTAACGAAGAAGAAACATTTGCTGTCAACGAAGACTACGACACAAGATTACACAAGTTTGGAAAAGCAGGTGTACATGTATTAGTAGTTGATAACTTTTATAAAAATCCACATTTAGTAAGACAACTTGCTTTAGATATTCCGGCATCTGTTAATAGACGTATTAGAGGAGGTAATCCTGCACTACGAATTAATGCATTTTACGAGCTATCAAGTTTAGCCCAACCATTTCATCACTTAGCATCGGAGTTTTTTCCGGAGATAATGTATCAATACGAACCAGGATATATGGATAGAAGTTTTATGAATGCAACATTTATGATTAATGTCATGCAAACTGATAATTTACCACCTCTTGCACCGCATCAAGACAATCGGTCAGGTATGAATCTTGCTAGTACAATTTATTTAAACAATGAAAATGAGTCTGCGGGTGGCACAAGTTTTTATGAATTTGGCGGCAAACACTTTTACACCGATGAAGTAGTAAACAATGACTTTAATGTTACTATGGATGTTGAAGGAAAAATTCCAGTAACAGAATATATTACTGATAGTTCGCATGATTGGGAAATGATTGGGATGATTCCAATGCAGTTTAATAGGATGGTATTATACAATCAGGCAGTATTACATACTGCATATGTTAAGCCAGACATGTTTGTAGGTGATAACTATAGAATGAATCAGCAGTTTTTTATATAGGAGAATAGCATGGATGATAATTTTGATGGAGTAGAAGTATATGATAACGTATATCCAATTGACTTTTGTAAACAAGTAATCAAAAGATTTGAAGAATTGTCTTCAATGCAGATGACTGCAATACAACAGCAAGGTATTGATAGAAATCAAGACGAACGTATATACATGGATTGGGCAAACCACAATAGTCATTACCATGCAGACGAAGATTTATGTAAATTTTTCTTTGAAACCTTAAACAAAACGTATTTAGAAAAGTATAAAAAGAAATATGAGAGCTTAGGATTATTATTTCAACATACAGCAAAAGGTATGAGTGTTCAAAAAACAAAACCGCACCAAGGATACCACGCATGGCATTGCGAAAATGCAGATGTACCAACAAGCACACGGGTGTTAGCATACACATTATATTTAAATGGCGTCGAAGAAGGCGGCGAAACAGAATTTCTTTACCAAGGACATAAAATTAAACCAGCTCCTGGTAGATTGGCTATCTTTCCTACATCGTTTACGCATCCACATCGGGGCAATCCTATCTACAAAGGCGTTAAGTATATTATAAGCGGATGGTATACATTAGACCACTAGGAACAAAATGAAAATAGCAGTAGTAGGTGGTGGCACAGCAGGCTTTGTGTCAGCGTTAATATTAAAAACAAGTTTTCCAAACTTTAAAATTGATGTAGTTCGATCTACCAAGATTGGAACTATCGGTGTAGGTGAAGGTTCAACAGAACATTGGTCTGCCTTTATGGATTTTGTTGGTATTCATACAGGCGAACTTATTAATGAATGTGATGCTAGTTTTAAATCTGGTATTATGTTTGAAGACTGGTCTGAAAAACCATACTTACAAAGTGTTCATGAGCCATATGTTGCTGAACAACTAAGTGCACCAATTGCATATGCTAAGTTAATTGGTGAAAAAGTAGATGCTAGAGAACTAACAGGTGAATACCTGTGGAATAACGAAACACCATTTAATAAATTTATGGACGAACGTCCTAATGACACTGGCGTAGCACAATATCATTTTAATACTGCTAAATTAAATGACTTTCTAACTAAGTTTGCAATAGACAAAGGCATTGATGTTATTGATGATGAAATTATAGACGTAAATGTATTAGAAGGCAATACAATATCAACTTTACAAGGCGAAAAGCAAGTATATGACTATGACTTCTATATAGATTGCACAGGATTTAGACGTTTACTAATTAATGCAGTTGGTGCAGAGTGGCAAAGTTATAGTAAGTATCTTAAAATGAAAGAAGCTATTGTATTTCCTACACCCGAAGGAGATGAAATACCAATTTGGACACTTGCAAAAGCAATGGACGCTGGTTGGATGTTTCGTATACCTGTTCAAGGACGCACAGGTAATGGTTATATATTTGATAGTGATTTTATTACAGCTGAACAAGCACATACTGAAGTTGAAAAATATTTAGGACACGGTGTTGAAGTAGCAAAACATATTAAATTTGATCCAGGTACACTGGACAAAGCATGGATAGGTAATGTGTGTGCTATCGGACTAAGTCAAAGTTTTGTAGAACCATTAGAAGCAAGCAGTATTGGTAGTAGTATAAATCAAACATTTCTATTAGCACAACGTCTTATAAATTGTAATCAAGAAACAATTAATAGATACAATCTTGAAGTCACTGCTATTATGGATAATATTAGAGACTTTATTGCACTACATTATATTACTGATAGAAGAGATACACCCTTTTGGAAAGCAGTATCAGAAACACCTTTGCCAGATAGTTTAGATAAAAACTTACGTATGTGGAAATATAGAATGCCAATTGCTGACGACATGACTACACATACTAAAAAAGTTTTGTTTAACGAATACAATTATGCATTAGTAATGCATGGACTAGGATTATTCGATAATGATAGTATTTTAAAACAATACGAAACAATTCCACAAGGTGCAAAGGATCATGTTGAACAATCAATACAACATAAATTAGATTTTGATAAAACAAAAACTATTCCGCACAAATTAATGCTTCAATTGTTGCGGAGACTAACATGAGAGCGTTTGCCTTTGGCTGTAGCTTAACACAATATTTTTATCCTACATGGGCTGACATCCTAATACATCATTATAAACAAGAAGGCGCTACAGTTGGAGAGAACTGGGGACGTAGTGGTGCAGGTAATCAATATATTTCAACTCGGCTATGGGAAGCACATACTGAACATAAGTTTACTAAAGATGATATTATTTTATTACAGTGGTCTAGTTTTTTTAGAGAAGATAGATTCCATATGGGCAAGGGCTGGCACACTCCAGGTAACTTTAGTAAAGCAACAGTAGGACAAGATATTCCTTTTGTACTTAACAGTTGGCGTTACGAGTCTATGTGGCAATGGGCTGACATGGCCTGGGCTACAATGCGTGATTGTGCATTAATAAGCAGTACACATAAAGCATTAGAAAGTTTAGGATGTAAAGTTATATCAACAGGATTTAGAGAACCTACTGAAGGTTGGGACGAACTTAGCAAAGAATTTAATACTAAAAATAAGTATTTAGAATTAGAAGATGTAAGAGCTATATTAGAAAAGTATAAAGATGATATTAAAACTACGTGTCCACCAATACTTAATGCACTAGACTTTGGAGTTGACGACGAGTTTTTTAAAACAAGACCAACTAGTATACCTGATCCTAATCCAGAACTTTTACATTTGCATCAGCCTGAAGTACATCCACTTACACATGAAGCGGCAGACTTTGTACAAGAACATATATGCAAATTAAATGACGAAACATTAACCTTTGTTGACAAATGGAAGCAAATACTAACAGCTGAAGAATCAATAAAACTTTACGAATTAGACTGGTTTAACTCTGAAATACATGGCTGGTCAGACGATAGATGGAGACCTTAAAATGAGTACCCCAGTAGTAGGACTAGATAGAGACGGAACAATAAATGTAGATATAGGTACATATGTAACAAAGCCTGAACAGTTTACACCTATTGAAGGCAGTTTAGAAGCAGTTAAGATGATACGTAACAAAGGTTATGATGTAGTTATTTTGACTAATCAAGCAGGCATAACAAAGGGTATAATGGATCCTGTAGACGTTGACATTGTTAACAATTATATGTTAGAACTACTTTGGAATGTAGGTTGTAGGAGTATCAACGGATTGTATTATAGCACATCTAACTTAAAAGAAGACGTATATGCTAAACCTAATACAGGTATGTTTAAGCGTGCCGCGGCAGAAATTGGCGTTGATTGGAAGAATGGTGTGTATGTAGGAGATAAAATTAGCGACTTAAAAGCCGCTGTAAGGGCCAAAGCAAAGCCTATATTAGTACGTACAGGGCATGGCGCTGAAACAGCTAAGAAGTTAAATACATTTGCTAACAAAGACCTTAAAAAACAAACAGAAATATTTGATAATCTAAATCAATTTGCTCATAGCCTAGTAGATTTAACATAAATTGTACTGTTACATATCTTTGTAAAACGATAAATACAATATGGAGCATGAACAATGAATAAACTTCTGACAAATCTTTTCAGTAAAGGTGCAAATAACACCATTCATCTGCCAGACAGATCGAGTTTTAGCTATAGAGGTAGCTGGATTGGGGTGCAATATAATACTGTTGTAGACTCATTTCATTTAGGTGAATACAGTAGTGCAGTGTATCAAATTACAGTAGAATTTGATTCAAACGAAAAAGAGATTATGCAATTATCAGTAGTTGCTAGACCAGATAGAGCTGTTGCAAATATATTCGGACGTTCAAGTATTAACCAAGAATTAGTAAATTTATCTGTCACAGTTGATGCAAGCATAGTAAAAATTAACGCTAGTCCAACGTCAAATATTTACGCTGGTGCGAAGTTAATCTTCCATGCAACATATGCAAAAACAATTCATCAGCTTACTCCTCCTGCGATAGTCGCAGATGTATCCAGTGTAGAGGAATCTGGGGTAAATACTTTTGATGCAACAACTACGTATTTTGATAATACAAACATAACATTTGATAAGGTGTAAGGAATGGCAAAATCAACAATTAACTTAGGTACAGCCGCAAACGACGGTACTGGTGATAATCTTAGAGCAGGTGCTACTAAGGTTAATGCTAACGTCGACGAGCTGTATAACGCTTTAGGCGACGGAACAAATATTAAAGACATCGTCAACTCAAACTTGGAACTTGATATTCCAAACGATGATAACAAAATTAACAAAGTAGCATTTCATGCCGCAACATTAAACCAAATGAACGCAATTAGCACAAGCACATATCACGGTGCAATGCTACATGTTCATGAAGGTGGTTCAGTATATGTTGCACACGCAGGTGCATGGCACAAAATGCTTTTAGATGCAAGTGCAGGAGCCATTACAAATTACACAGATCCTTTAAAGTCAGTTGCATACGTAGGAAACTTAAACAGTTTATCAGATGTTGATACTGTATCACAAGCACCACAAGCTGGTAACGTTCTTAAATGGGACGGAGGCAAGTGGGCACCAGGTACTGACGTATCATCAGGCGGAGCGGCAGTTGATGCTGGAACACTTGACGGATTTGATAGTTCATACTTTACAAACTATAATAACTTAAACAACAAGCCAACCATTCCTAGCTCGTTGACTGATTTAAGTATTGTAGATGGAACAAGTGGACAAGTATTAGCGGCAAATGGCAACGGAACATTTGGATTTATTACACCAGCGGCAAGTGGTTTACAGAACATTTATCAAACAGTTGATGCTGACACAGGAACAACAACTGCAAACTCAACAACAGATACATTAACACTTGCAGGTGGTACAAACATTACAACTAGTATTGTTGGAGACACTGTAACAATTAACTACAGTGGTGATGCATTAAGTGGTGAAGCTAACCAGAACGCATTCAGTAACGTACAAGCAGATACTGGACTAGCAGAAGCTGATAGTAAAACTGATACACTAACTATTGCAGGTGGTACAAACATTACTACATCAGTAACAGGAGACACTGTTACTATTAATGGTACAGTTCCAACATTTGCAAGTTTATCTGATACAGATTTAACAGGTATAACTACAGGAAGTGTACTAGTATACAACGGAACTAACTGGGTACGCAGTCCACAGACATTTGATCAAACTGCATATCCTGCAATGACAATGTTAGAAGTAACAGCAGATAGTAATAACGGATACAAGTTTAGCCAATATGGTAATACAGAAGATCCTACAATCTATGCATTAGCTGGAGCAACTATTGCATTTAAAATTAATAGTGGAGCAAACCATCCATTCCAAATTGAAACAAGTGGTGGATCAGCATATGATAACGGACTTGTTCATGTTGCATTAGATGGCACACAAACAACAGGATCATCTGCACAAGGCAAAACAAGTGGAACATTATATTGGCAAGTACCGGCAAACATTAGTGGTAACTATGCATACCAATGTACAGTACACAGTTCAATGGCAGGTACTATTGTAGTTAAACAGTTAAGTGCAATATAAGGAAATAGAAATAAATGGCAACAGTAATTAACGATAAGTTTCAAGCACAACACGGTTTTGAGAGTCCTAATTTTTCAGTAGACGGAACTGGTAAATTAACTACTCCTACAATTGATGTACAAAGTATTTTGCTTAATGGAACTCCTTTTGTTGCTTACGTTCCACCAGAAGACGATGGCGGCGACGATACCGGCACACAAGTATCAAATAGTTTTGAAAGTCTTGCTGTAACAGGCGGAATTTTCAAAGTTAACTATTTAGGTAATACAGCATTGTCAGTAGTTAACGGCAGACTAACAATAAACAGTATTGGTGCTATCCCAGGTAGTATTGACAATGTAGAAATTGGATATAATACTCCATCACAGATTAGAGTACATACAATTGATATGGCGGCTAATCCAGATAGTACAGCATCGACTATAAATATGAATGGTGCATCAGTAAAAGGCGATGTAAATATCGCAAACAACGTGGTACTAACTAATCAGCCTACTGTAGGCACCCACGCAACAAGTAAAGGTTATGTAGACGCAACGGCAACTGCCCTTGCTGTAGCATTTGGAGCATAGAGAATGGCTAAGAAAAAGATTTATAATTACAAGTTTTACCCAGGATTAGGTTTAAACGATAACACATATCCGAATGCATGGGCACTACTTACACTTAACAAACAGTTCATACAAAAGGAAGTTACAGCTTGGATTGGCCAACAAGTTAGCGACCAAGCAACTGGCTTTGTAGGTTACACATATGATGCCGCAAGATGCGAACGCGATACAGGATTTAACATTGATGCCTGGGCGCATGACTTAAGATACACAGGTAACGAAGAAACAACAAGAATTTCAAAAACATATTGGGAACAAGATGTTGCACAAGTTGACGGCGACAGACAAGCAGAAATAAAAGCAAAAGAATTTACACGCGACTTAATTGTTAATCACGTATTCAATAACAGTCCACAGTCAACACCATACCAAGGAAATGTTGCACAAGTAACAAATAGTACTAACGCTGAAAATGCGGCAGGTACAGTAATACAAACACTTTCGGGTATTGTTATTGACGTATTAACAACTGGTACAAGTGCATTACCAACATTTGTGCGTAAAGGCCTAGGACATGTTAGATTCCAAGGTAACTATGACGCTAGTGATTTATTAATTGTAACTAACACAACTAAAACAGAAGTTATCTACAACTTTACAGATGCACTTAAAGGTGGTAAAGTAACAAGAGTAGATGATGTTACACCAAGAGATTCAAGCGGATATGTACCTAAGTATGACAGTACATCATCAAATGAAAATGCAGATGCTGACTTTCCTAAGTACTTACAAACAACAGACGCTGTTACAATATTAGATTTAACACATAATACATCAGCACATTCAGAAACAGACGAATTACAAATCTTTATTGATTCACCAGAGCAAATAACAAGACCATATGACTTTGGATCAGACGCTATTGAACGTATGCGTATTGCTCCTCCGTTAAGTATGCTTGACGCTGACTTTGAATACGGCTTACAGCCAACTAAATGGTCGGCTATTGGAATGATGCGTGGTTATCCAAGTGTATACGAATTGCCAGGTACTGATACACAAGTACTAAGTGTTGTTACAGATGCTTCAGCAGGTACAGCAGGAATTGGTGCTTCAAAAATTACAGTTACAACAATTGGTGCACACGGCTTTGAAGCTGGTACTCCGATTACAATTAAAGCACTAGAAGATAGTGTAGGCGGCGCGGCAAGATCAGAAGGTTCTTTTATTATTGATGCTATTCCAACTACAACAACATTTACATACTACGCTAAAGCAAAAGTTGGTACAACAAACGGTGAAGTACTTTCAACATCTTACACACAGTTACGTAAAGGTGCGTTCTATACTGGTGCAAGTGTTGGACAGCCATTGTTTACAGTTTTTAGTAATGGTACAAATGGTACTATGACGCTAAGTTTAGCGGCACAAGTTAGCGAAAACAGATTAGCGTTTACAGGTGATGTGCCAGAAGTTGGAGCCCCAATTGCCAACGCGGCATTCCCAACAGGAACACAGGTAACTGCTATTGCAAGTACACCAGACGGTAATGCTTTGCCACTTAATTTAACACAAGATATTAATATTGGAAATACAGATATTGAAGTTTCAAGTACAACAGGTATTGTTGTAGGACTAGCGGCTGATAACGGTAGTGGAGATGCTATTTTTGTTAACAACATTGCAGGAACTACAATTAGTATGAGTGGTGCATTTACAAGTGCAATTACAAGAAACACAGAAACATATACAGGTGTTACAGGAGCAATTACAGCACCAGCAGGTACAAACGCACAATTTACAATTTCAAGAACTGGCACAGCATATGCAGTAGACGCAATTAGCCAAGCAGGATCAGGATATAAAGCAGGCGACAGACTATTAGTCACAGGTGATAACTTAGGCGGAACTACACCTGCACATGATGCAACAATATTAGTTACAGCAGTTGGTGGAACAGGAAATGTTACAACAGCAACAGTAAGTGGAACTGCACTAAGTGGAACTATTACATACACAGGTCCAGCAAATACACTAACACAAAATGGTGGTACAGTTGGAACAACTAACTTTGATGTTAATTATGCTGGCGGCGGATTTACCACAGTAGATGCTAACTCTCCAAACGACACAACAGGATATGCAATTGGCGATAGATTAAGAATTACAGGTTCACAGTTATTGGGTGGAGTTGGTCAAGACGGTAACCAAAATGCTAGTGGTAATGACTTTGTTGCAAGAGTTACAAGTGTTGGCGCAGGTGGTAGTATTACTGCATTAGTACCAGATAACGGCGGTTGGAGTATTGGTACACCTCCAAGTCAAACAAGAAGTTATAGCTTTGGTGGATCGAACCTAGCATTTACAGGCGGATCAGGATCAGCATTTGAATTTGGCATTAACGTAAACAACACTACTTATAGTATTCAATATACAGGCGTACCAGGTACAGGATATACAACAGCAGATACTTTAGTTTGTGCAGGTACTTTATTAGGCGGAGCAAGTCCTGCCAACGACTTATACTTAAGAGTTGTTTCAACAGACGGATCAGGCGGAATTACTGATGTAAGACTAGAAGGATCAGATGAGTCATCTGTTCCAGTAGCACTTAATGCTGGTGTGTTTGAAGGTAAAACTTTAACAGACTTAGTTGGTTCAGGCGCAACGTTTGATATTTCAAATGACGGTACTAACTACACTGTAGCAGTTACAGCAAATGGTACAAACTATCACACTGGTCAAACTTATGTAGTAGCAGGTAATTTAATTGGAGGATCAACTCCAGCTAATGATTGTACTATTACAATTGATAGTGTAAACGGTACAACAGGTGCTATTGCAACAGCAAGTGCTTCAGGTAGTGCTCCAGCATTACCAACAGTGTTTACAGGGCAAGCAGGAGTTAACCAAGCACACGCAGGCACAAGTGGAACATTTAATGTAACTAGAACATCAGGTACATATAGTGTTGCTATTAATGCAAGTGGTAGCGGATATGAAGTTGGTAACGTAATTACTATTCCAGGTAACACACTAGGAGGCGCAACTCCAGCACAAGATGCAACAGTTACAGTAACAGGAAAAGATGGAAGCGGCGGATTAAGCACAGCAACTATCACAGGTTCAGCAGTAGCAGGCGGTGGACTAAGTTTAGTTAACGGTGTTACACTAACAGATTTTACAACAACTACAATTGATGCCGCAACAAGTGTTAATTTTGAAGCGTTATCGACTATTGAAATTACATGGCCTTATGCACACGGAATTGTACCAGGTGATACATTTGTTGTTGATGTTAACTCAGATGATGGGGGATCAAACAATCACGCACTAGCGGCAGGATCGTTTATTGCAATTAATGTTCCTACAAGTAAAAAGATTAGATACAATACAAGAGCTCCAGGTTCTGTTAGTGAATTTGACGGTTCGTCAACAGAAGATAGAATCCAAGGTAACGTATACTTGCGTCCAGATTCATTCTTTATTCATAGACCATATGATGGTGGTGTGCAGTTAGGAACAGGCGGACCACAACACGGTGCTCAAGCAATTAGACAAAGTAAAAAATATATTAGATACCAGTCAGGTAAAGGTATTATGTACACAACTGGTGC